TCTGGGTGTCAATCGGACGGCCGACTTTAGCGGCGGCGGCCAGTTCAACAACAGTCCAGCCCAGCTCCATGCCCCACAGGGACAGTGGAAAGCCGGTTTTTGCGATATCGATGCTCGGGCCTGCGATGGCAGTAGAGTCTTTGCCGATCCAGTTTTTACCATTTGGATTCGGCGTGCCCGGCGCAGCAAAGGTAGAGTTTGTGAAAGAGCTGATGTCGTCAGCGATAGACACGTCTTCGCGCAGCTGAATATCACGCGACCATGTGTAACCGACCAGCGGCATGTTCAGTTCCTGATCGAGGCGCTCAAGCTCGCCAACTAGGAAAGCGCCGGTACCGTCAACGGTGGCTTGGTCAAAAGTAAACATATATAGCGTTTCCCTTAGATGTTATATGCGATTTCAGCGTTGCCATCGGCATCGCCTGCGCCAGTGAAAGTAGCGTTAGGTAGTACGACGGTTTCATCGGTAACTTCCGCGCCCAGAATTGCACCCAGCGGGCTGGTGTCGGTCGGGTTAGCATTGCGAACGTAAACCGGCGCACCTTTGGTCAGATTCACTGCAGTGCCGCCGATGTTCACGGTCATATAGCCGCGCTTCATCACGTCACCCGTGAAATTCTTGTCGGCACCAACCTGACGCACCATGTCAGGCGTTGAAGTGGTTGGATACGGGCGCACGTACAGGCCGGTAATCACTGTGGCCGCGTCGTCTGCTGCCAGCGGGATAAACTTGCCGTCTGCGCTGTCTTTACCCGCCAGGCCGTAAGCGCTGAAAGTGTTGGCGGAATTAAGAATCACCGGCTCGGTGGTCAAATCCTGAGGGCGTGAGATAGCCCCGGCGATGCCTACTGGCATCCGGTACAGTAATGAAGGCATTGGTTATCCCTTATTTATTCCAGTGGGCGGCGAATGCCTTGTTCAGGGCAGCCGGAGAGTTTTTGTTAGAGGCGTCGTAGAAGTTTGAGCGGCCATTAGATGCCGGCACGTTGTTGCGCGCTTTAGCGATTTCGCTGGCAGACACAAACACCGCATCCAGTGTTGCTTTGGGCATTTTTGCGAAGTCAGGAGACACGCCCACCAGCGGAGACAACAGCGCCTGACCGTCTGGCGTTTTGAATGCCGCATCCATTGTCGAGCGTTTGAACGCCGCCAGCTTGCCGCCTTCCGGCAGCTTCACGCCCGGCAGAATCAGTTCGGCACGTGCCACAACGCCCTGATGATAAGCGGCATCGGTGGTTGCGCGGGTTTTCTCTTCCTTCTCTTCCGGGTCATCGCTGTCGGCGGTTGCCGTAGAGGCCGGGTTGATCAGTTGCTGAACCAGAAGCGCCAGCGCATCAACCTTCGCTTCCAGCTCGCTGGTTGTCTGCGCGCCGCCTTCACCATCGCCATCGGTGGTCAGGCCGCCCAGCTCTTTTTCAACTGGCAACGGCTGAGCCGGGTTAATTGTAATATTGAGCGCGCGTGGCAAATCCAGTTCCGGCTCAATCAGTTCTGCGGGAGCATTCTCCACCAGCTCTTCCAGAGTAATGGAATCCTTGGTTTTGATTGCCCGTTTCAGCTGGGTAAGCCAGCCCTGTGTTTTCTTTGCCATTGATATGCTATCTCCAATTGAACAGCGGATGCCTGCGCGCCCGTTGAGGACGCCAGCACAGTGGTTACCGATAATTGAGTGCTGCCGCGCCTGACCCGGGCCTTTTTGCTCGTAGTCGGCGTCGTAGCCCATAGAAATCTGCTCAAGGCCGTTCATTACCTGCTGGATGGCCTCGGCGGTTTTGATGTGAATGTCGCACAGCATCAGATCGGCCTGGTCGCCGGTTCCGCGGCGGACGTTCTGGATATGCCCATGCGCATGCTCTTTCCAGTTGCCCGGATTAACCATGTCTTTCGGATGACCCAGCGTGAAGGCCATGCCTTCGAATGAAGCGAGTGTTTCAGGGCGGAATACCTCGTCAGCATCGCGTGTGACAACAATCTCGCCATCGTCATCACCGACAATGCCAGGCAGTTCGCTTTCGTCGTATACCTGCGCGCCGGTGCGGGCAATCGGCACGTCTTTGCACAGCAGCGAGCCATCGGCCATTTCAAAACGAGTGTTGCCGAGCCGCGTAGTAAAGAAATATTGCATGTAAGCTCTCTTTAAGCTTTAGTAGTCTTTCAAATATTATCTATAAGGAAATAACCGTATGAAATGCCCTAAGAATTACACATGTCTAGCTATATTTGTCGCTTTTTTGAGCACGGCTGGATACGTATTTTTATTTCTTTGGTTTAAAGCAAACCAGCAAAGTTGGGCATTGATAATACTAAACATTATTTATGCATTATTTGTCATAGCGACAGTGGCATATGACCGGAAGGGAAGTTTTAAAACCTCACACAATTCTCGCTTAGTTACATTAGGTACTGCCTTATCACCTATTGCAGCAGGAATAATTGATGCCATTCTTACCATGATGTATTCATATCCGAATGACAAATGGCCTCACGTTATATACTTTTTATTTATTGCAGGCTGTATATGGATATTTTTGTCACTTTGCACATTTCTAGTTCCAGTTAAGAAAGCAGGCTCTGATACCACAACCTCACAGTAGCACCGGCAGTTGGGGAACTGGCCTGCATGTCCGGTCATACCATCCAACGTGGGCGGTTTTGACCAATCCACATACTTGCCTTCCATCTGCTTATGAGAGTGGCGCACATCGCTGTCATCAGCTGTGCGCCAGATATAGCCGTGAGAGCCGATGGCGGTTGATCGCGCCTGGGTTATTGCAGTTGATGCCCGACCAACCTCAGTGCGGGCAATCGTTCTTGCCCGTGCTTCAGTCACTTCGCCGGTGCGCATGATCTCCTGCTTCAGCGTGCTGGAACGCTTACCGGACACCACGGCCCCTATCGCTTGGTTGTGAATGTCGTAAACGCGATCGGCAGCCTGCAACGGCAGTGATTTAAACAGCTTCACCTGTTCGTCAATGATGCTGCGTGTGACCTGCCCCTGACTGCCTGCCATCAGATCGCGCAGGCCGGCAGAGATTTGATAGGAGCGCTCACGCCACATCGCATCGTCGGCGATCTCCAGCGTGCTGATAAGACGATTCGATACCGCCTCAGCCCATGGCTCTATCAGGTCGGCATACCGCTCCAGCCTGTCCATGATGTCGGTAACACTGTCATTTGAACCATCGTAAGAACCCTCGACTATTGCGCCCACCGCCTGCGCTATCTGTCGTAGCTGTGTTCTCAGCTGCCTCTCGGCGCGCTTCAGGTTCGGTGGCTTCGACGTTATCGAGGTCTTTCTCGCTCGGCGGCGGGAGGTCACTGGCATTATCAATATCCTCTTCACTGATTGTGCCGCCAAGTCCGGTTACCCGGGCCGTTTCCTGCAGGTGCTGCGCGCCGGCTTTCTCGGTCATCAGGCCCGCATCGACAGCTTTCACCGTGGCGTCGACGACCTTATTTGCGGTTTCCGCGCGCTCGCTGTCCGGCGTCTGCCACAGCTCGTTAAACTCGAACGTGAAATCATCCGGCAGCGGCTGAGAAAACAGGCTCATGTGCAGCACTTCAAAGAGCTTGCGGATCGGGCGGCGCAGTTTGCGCTCCTGCTGGGTCGACACGTTGTCGTAATAGTTTGCAAGGTCAGTATCGCCGGTCGAGAACCCGGCAGGCGACTGCCCGAACAGGCGGACCAGCGGAATACCGAAAGCACCGGACACCTGCTGTCCGAACTGTGCAAGCACATCGCTCAGCCCGGCATACGAATAGGTGTGCGCCTCGAACTTATCTTCTGCGTCCATGAGCGTCATGCCTTCATTGCTCTGGTACTGACGAATCATGTCCATGTGCGCCATGAGCCCCTTATAGGCGGCATTATCCTTACCGAATGCCAGTAGTTTGCGTAAGTCCTTGATGCTGTATGTGCGCAGGTGGGCTTTATAGACCAACTGAGCAACGCCGGTTGTTGTGGAGTCGAACGCCAGCAGGCGATCAAAGCAACGCTCGACCACTGACATTCCCCAGTCGTTTTCCGTCAGGCGCTGCTGATACGGAAGCGGTATCCCATCAAAGCGAATCAGTCTGGAGTGATGAATGCGCCACGGTGGAATGCCAGTAGCTGATGTCACCACGCGGTAGAACTCAGGCATGCCGAAGTCCGGCCCCAGCTCTGTGACGCGGCGCTCAGTGGTAGCGTTGAGCATCCACCTGTCCATTACCATCACCCCCCTGAATGAACCGGGCTCGATAGCGTCAATGCGCAGAGGCGTCGAGTAGTTCTGGCCATCAATCAGGATGACGCCTACAGCTCCACCATAGAGCCGCGCCCACTTCAGCGTGTCGTTGAGCGCCTCCCAGAGCGCCATCTCATCCCATGCGTTATCGAGCTGCTTCTTGCGGCCATCTTCCAGCTTGGAGGTGATGGTTACGCCCTTGCGGGTCATGTCATCGGGAATCGCATCAACGCCAGCGCCCACCAGCCATGACGACCGGTAAGCCTGCTCAATCAGCAGTCGGTTGCGGGAAGTCCAGTTATTGCGGTAGGTGCCAGCACCAGACTGGTTCGATTCGTTAACGCCCATGCGGGCAACAAAGTTTTCGTAGCTGTCACGCGTCGGTAAAGGCTGCGACACGTTTTCTGTTTCGGACATGTTCAGCCTCTGCCAAGTTGCGCCCAAGTGCCAAGGCTGTCAGAGCTGGTAATGTAACCGTCCAGCCCGTAGCGTATGGCGTCTATGCAGTGGTTATGAGCATCGACAATGACCGGGAGAATTTCATTGGTCTTCTTGTCGACTTTGTAGGAGTAGAGCCGGAACTCATCGGCGGTGTGCTTGCAGCGCTCATGGATGATTATTTCCTCAAACCCTTTCAGGTAGGTGATGCCATCTTCCACGCTGCCTTTCCACTTCGCCGCGGCGTCAATACTGAAGCCCTGCCGACCGATGTGGCTGATTGTCTCAGGCCGCGCGTTATCTGCCTTAATCGGCCAACGGCGCACCTCAGGAATCGAATCGTAAAACTGCGCCATTTCATCCAGTTCAACGCCGACACCGTATGCCTCATATTCGATATAAAGCCGGGTGCCGAGCATGAACATGCGGATCAGAGTGCTCGGGTCATTGGCGAAACCGAAGTCAGCTCCGAAGAACAGCCGCTCGGCCTGCTGCCAGAGGTCATCCGGGAACGCTTCCACGCGGTAGCGCTGTTTGAAGATAACCGCCTCAGATATCGACTTTGGCTTGCCCAGCCAGACATGTTCGTACGCCTCGTAATCTACCCGTTTGCAGTACTCCATCTCTTTGCGGAGTGTCTCAGGCAGATACGGGTTGTCGTAGTAGTTCACCTCAACCGTGATGCTGTCGTCAGGCGGGTTAACCACGAAACGCTGATAGGTCGGGTCTTTCTCTTCGCCGGGGTTAAACG